ATGCAAATTTCATCCCAACAGGGGCCGTCGCTGGCTGAAGTCATCGCTTTCACCATTCTCGAAAGCGCCGACAATGTCGCTCGCGTTGAGCGGGCGGCAAGGCATCGCCTGCGCCGCAAACATGCATGGTCTGGTTTTGAGGTGTTCGCCGTGGAAGTTGAGCCTGCTGCCGATGAGCTCTCGAACATCAAGGCTTATTGTGCTCCGGTCGCCGCTCCTCATTCTCAAACACTCGTCTTGGAGTTCCTAACGGATACCGGCGACAAGCGCCGCTCTCCGCGCTTTGACGCATTTCTCAGCGCCTGTGGGGTAAAGGAGCGGGTCGATGACACGCGCGAAATCGAAGGTCGCTATTTCTCCGTACGCAACGGCGGTCGTATCGCCGCCGACTTCGGTCCGCTCGCTCTTTCGGTTCTCTGACATGCAGATCCTGGACATCAAACCCGTCGCCAACTCGGGCGGCGGGATGCGCACGATTGCGCATTTTGACCTCCAATTATCCGATGACGTCAGATTGTACGGCGTGAGGCTGATGGAGGCTCCTGACGGGAAACGCGTCGTATATGCGGCACAGGCTGGCAGTCGCAGGGCGGCAACTTTTGCTCGCCCCCTGGCTGAAAAGATCACAGCCGCAGCATCTCAGTCCTACGTGGAGGCGATTACAGCCAATGCCAAAAATTCCCGCACTTAAATCTTCATCGTTCGACGAAGTCGCCATCCGCGATCACGTGGGGATGATCCACGGTCTGGCCGGCGGCCTCGACGGCGTGCTTGCTGTCTCTGCGTTCCATGCAAATCCCAACAAGGACGAAGACACGGCCGGCGTCGTCAGCCGGCACGCGATCGGTGACGTCGAGGGCACGGTTGAGTCGATAATGTGTCACTCGGAAACGCCCCACTTGAATGTCTTCATCGGCCTGCAGGTGATGCGCAAAGGACTCGCACGGGCGCAGAGAGGCACCGAGCGCGACATCGTTGCGGTGCTTGGCTTGGTTGTCGACATGGACGCCGACACCGGCAAGACCGGCGATTTGCCGGTTTTGCCGAACCTCGTGCTTGAGACGTCACCCGGCAATCGGCAGCCGTTCATCCTGTTTGACCGCCCCATCCCCGCTTCCGAAGCTAAGCCGCTGGCCGCGGCTCTCCGCCGGGCAACTGGTTCAGATCATGGCACAGCAGACGTCACACACCTCTGGCGCGTGCCAGGCACGTTCAATTGGCCCAATCGGAAAAAGCTCTCGCGCGGACGCTCGGAATTGCCGGCGGACGTCTTTGTTGAGCAAGAGTGGCAGGGCGACCTGATCGCAGTCGAGGACCTGAAGGCGGCACTGGCACCATGGATGGTCGAGAACACTGCTTTCGGACAGTCGGTGACACTTGGCGAAATCCCTGTAAATGTGAATGTTTCTGACAAGGCAGCAGCCATGCTGGCGGCCAATGATGTTGGCGACCGCTCTGAATGGGCGTCGGCAGTGGTCGAGCAGCTTGCGTTCGACGGTATGACAGCGGAGGCGGCCTATTCGGCCTTTACCTCGGCGAGCGGCAACTGGTTCGAGCGTTACGATTCGAAGGATCCCGAAAAGGACTTCGTCCGTTGTTGGGCGAAGTTCGGCCAGCCTCACGAAGCGGCACGGGCGGCATCTGCAGAACTGGCATCCGCATTCGTTGCCAAGAACGCGGCCAAGGCTCCACTTGTTGCCGCGAATGACAACGAGCCCGCTCCGACACTCGGGACGCGGCCGGTCGACCCATGGGCACAGCGAAAACACCCATCAATGCCTCTCGGTCTACTGCCGGCAGCCATTGAAGAGTTCGCCACTTCTCAGGCCGCCATCATGGGGGTTGATGCCGGCGGGCTTGCGGCCTCGGCCCTGGCAGTCTGCGCTGCCGCAATACCTGACGCGATAACCCTGCGGGTCAAGCGCCATGATGATTGGGAGGAATCTGCACGATTGTGGGTGGCCCTTATTGGAAACCCTTCAGCGAAGAAGTCTCCAGTGATTAGCACCGCGACCCGCGCGCTGCGATCCATCGACGATGAGCTCGTGCAAAACTACATCAGCGAGAAGCGGAAATACGATGCCCTCGACAAGGCAGGCAAGGCAGAAACAAGCGCACCCCGCCAGGTGCGCACGCGCATAGAGGACGTGACCGTCGAGGCTGCGCAGGAGGTGCTGAAGGATACGCCGCAAGGCGTTCTGTTGATCCGCGACGAGCTCTCCGGCTGGTTCGGGTCTATGGAGAGATACGGCACTGGCAAGGGCGCAAGCGCCGACAGGTCTTTCTGGCTCCAGGCCTTCAATGGCGGCGGCTACAGCGTCAACCGTGTTGGCCGGGGCGTGGTGGCAATCGACAATCTGTCGGTTTCTATGCTCGGCGGTATTCAGCCCGAACCTATCCGCAAGATCGTGGCAGATTCGGCTGACGATGGCCTACTGCAGCGCCTCTTCCCTATCTGCATGGGAACGGCCACCGTGGGGCTCGACGTGCCGCCTGCGGCGGCTGTGGGGGAGTATGGTGGGCTCATCCGTCGACTGCACTCCATGAAGAGGCCAATGCAGGCCGGCATGCGAGAAGTCGCGTTGCGCTTCGACAATGCCGGCCAGGATTTGCGCGCGGAGCTTGAGGTGAAGCACCATGCAATGGCAGCTGGATGGGAGATCCTCAATAAAAAGTTGGCGGCTCATATCGGTAAGTACGACGGCCTCTTCGCGCGGCTATGCATCGTGTTCCATTGCGTGGAAACAACGGGCGATCGGCCTGCCCACGTGATTCCGTTCGATGTAGCGCGGCGCGCTGCCGACTTCCTGCATGAATTCCTGTTTCCGCACTCCCTGGCGTTCTATCAAAACGTCCTTGGCATGTCCGATAAGCAAGATGCTCTGCTGTCGGTTGCCGGCTGGATACTGACGCACCGGCCCGAGAAGATGACCGTGCGTGATGTGCAGCGCGGTGACCGTATCATGCGGGAGATGGACCGCGAGCAGGCCGAAGACGTCCTGCGGCGGCTGGACGCCATGTCGTGGCTGGAGCCGATGCCAACGGCGCGTAGGGATAGCATCACCTATGTCGTCAATCCTGACGTCTACGTCGAATTCGAACATCGGGCTGAGAAGGAGAAGGGCCGGCGGGAGAGAGTTCGCGAACTGATTGCGTCATCCTGTTAAAAGCAACCTTAAGACGATAACCGTCACCGACCGTCCCTTGCGCGTGTGAGAGTAGTACCAAATTTGGAATCTCTCTCTCTCTGAAAGAGCATGTTTCTATCCCGCACGCACACAAGGGACAATTGGTGACACTCCAACTTTTAAGATCATCCTCAAGGAGGGACTCATGCCACGTATAAAAACCGCCGAAGAATCCGCACGCCGCGAGGCCGAAAAGGCCAAGCTGTCAGCACTTACTGTCGTGGCCGACAGCAGCCGACCCCGTGACCCACGGATGCAAGCAGAGCACTATCGCCAGCACCTGCTCAACGCAAACCGGACCATCGACACTCTGCAGCAGCGCATTGCCGAACTTGAGGCCACCCTTCGACAGGAGCGGGAGGATCATCGCTATCGCCTATCTCTGACGGTGGGTCGGACGGCGGCGGAAGAGGCCCGTATAGCGGCGTTCAATTTCGCCATCAACTCTGCGGCAGCGCTTGCCGAGGGGCCAGACGGAACGCCGACGTCACTGTCAAACGCCATCAGCGAAATCAAGCCGTCAAAATCCAAGTTTATCAACTAGGAGCGCCAGCATGAAAATTGACACGCGAGACCTGTCGAACCTAGCCGAACTCCTTGCAGCCGCACCGGAGGCCACCAAACCCACCAGGGCCGCGCCGAAGAAGAAGGCGACTCCAGTAGCCGCTAACGATAACGAGCCCGCCCCACAGTTGGCGTGGCCGGCACTCGGGCGGCTGGCTCACCGCGGGGACGCGGTACGTGCGTTTGCGCTCCGGCACTGGAAGAACCTCTGCTACCCAGGCAGCGGCTACGATCCGCAACCTATCGAGGACAATGAGCCGGAGACGATCGAGATCCGTCCATCAGAGGCAGAGATGTTGCGTGCGGTCGGATGGACCGTCTCAGGCGAAGAGCGCTCGCTGCAGACTGGAAAGCTCGTGCCGACATACGAGCCCAGAGAGACGCAGGCCGCCACCACACGTAACCGTAATGGCGGGACAGACACACGCGTGGGCGGCCTCCTGTTTCGAGACGGGAAGCTGATTGAATGGGGCGTGACCGCGAAGGGGCGGCTTTTGAAGCCGGTAGAGCGCCCCAGAGCCGGCAAGGGCGGTCAACCCACAGAACGTAGCGAAGCGGCCATCTGGGCTTACGTGCGCGCGCCAGCTGACACCAACTCGCCAATGCATGCCGTACCCTACCAGCGACCGTTCTCAGGAGAGCCGGCGATCATGGACTGCTACGAGCCTTTGCCGCGCGAAGAGCCAAGCGCCAAGGATCGGCGCGGCCGCTTCGGAGTCGAGGAGGCGAGGGCGGTTCTGCGGGACTATGGCGTCGACGGTGCCGTACCGTTCGGCAAGCTTCCTGTTCAGGCGAAGATGTGCGCTGACGGACTTGTGCCGGGCAGTCAATGGGTGGGCGGAATAAAAATGCCGAAGCCGCTTGGCGAGATCTCGGCGGCTGCGGGGTCCGATGCACCAATCGTCCGCCTCATGGAGACCGCAGACCACCTCGGCCAGCTTCGGCGGCTGCTGCGAGATCATGCGAAGGTGCTGGATCTGGCAATCACCAACGCCACAGCCCGTGAAATCGGTATCGCGATGGGTAAGGCTCCGGCCTACGCCGAGAAAGTTGGCCCCTTCTTGATCGACGCTGCGTTGGATGCGCTGCTGGCGATTGACGAGACCGCCCACACGAAAACTGAGCCACCAGAAGAAAAAATGGCGGCGTAACCTCCGGTCAAAAGGGTCGATGATCGGTATATTAGTGAAGGGGTCGCGAAGAGCGGCCCCAAAACATTTGAGGCGCCGAGATCCGCGGACGCAAGAACTCGCGAGAGATCTCCGGGACGGCCTCAACTCAATATCGACAAGCTAAATCACCTGCTTTTGAGACAGGAACGTCAGGACCCCTGCGGTTGCTGCGACACCTGTGAAGACGGCGATCCAAAAGTCGGGTCTTTGTTTCTTTTCCACGGCGTCGCGCCAAGTGTTGTAGACCCCTTCAAGAAGGCACTGCGTAAGGAAACCTGCAGCGATAGCGCCCGCTAGCGACCAAAGAAACGCGGCTACGTACCGAACAAAGTCAGTGGGGAAGCCTGGCACCGATCGAGGCCAAAAATAGTAACAGCCGGCGATCATTGCTGCCGCGGCCGCTACTTTCGCAACGTGATAGATCCAGTCTGGATAGTGACGCATTTCGATACCCTCATTAACGCGGGGCCGCTTATAGAGGGCTCGTCACGAAGGTCCAGTGTAGGCACGTCTAAATCGACCTTCATGCTGAGTAGAGTGTAAATCTTCCAATCACCGCGCGCGCCTCCTCTCGCTGCGCGGTGGTCTGGCCGCTGGTCGAGCTTTACCTGCTCCCAGCGGCCTATTGTGTTGCTCACGATTCCTGAGATTCATCGGAGTTAAAAGTCGCGCCAGAGTATTCGGCGACAATCCATTTCTCGACGGTGATCTTGGATCCCAACTGCTGTTCGGCGTCGGGCTGTATTGCCTTGAACGCTGCTACGGCGGCATCACGATTGGAAAATGTTCCGACAAGAGTGGTGTTTGGCAAGCGGTACCATTTCTTATCGCTAGATAGAATCCAAATCTGCCAATCGTTCCGCAGTGCGGCGTCTCTAAACTTTTCGTGCGGTGAGTTTCTATTGTTGAGATCGTAGGTGGCAATGAACGTGGGCATTTTGTCCTCCATGTAGATGCAACCTAATGTATATAATGTCAATGCAAATCTGCAACCGAAAAGCCAAGACGGACGTGTACTCCCATGATTATCGTCTCAGTCGTCGGCTCAGGAGCCGCGCAGATGGAAGAGGCGACGCGCGCCCTTGGCAGCAAGGCCAGGGCGGGCACAGCGTTCGCCAGAGCACTCAACCGCACAGGTGACACGGTTCGCAATGAAGCCGGTCGCAAGCTTTCGGAGCAGACGGGGCTGCCAAAGACCACAGGCAAGAAGGCTTACCGACAGGGTGGTGAGAGGGCGTCACCATCAAGCTTGTCCTACATAGTGCACGGGCAGGGCGGACAGGTTAGCGTCAAATACTTCAAGCCTCGTGAGACTGCGCTAGGCGTCAGTGCTGCGCCGAGAAACAATCGGCAGGTGTTCGTTGGCTCTTTTATGAGAGCCGGATGGTGGCCCAACCGCATCAGCAAGCCCAACTGGAATGGGCAGGTGTTCTATCGCGTCGGCGACGGGCATTCATATGCTGGCCTGAAGTCAAAAGGCGCAAAGCGATCTGGGACTAAATTCCTAAAAGCCAAGACCGACGTGGTGATCCCAACCGAGATGGTTCAGGGGTTGGCTGGTGATGCGTGGAGGGATGGCGCAAGGCGCCTGCAGCCGCGTATTGAGCACGAGGTTCGGGCAATGACCAAGGGCGTCGTGTCTTGACGCCAGCGGATACTCGGCGAGGCTGATCATCATGCGGAATGATGCGAATTGCATCCAGGCTGAGGTCGTCGATTTCGTCGATGCGCGGCAAGGTGTTTGAGGGGAGAAGGTGGACAACGAGACAGGTGCTGTCTTGGCGGGATCAAGGTGTCTAGTATCACTGAATGCCGATTCGCTACCCAGTCTCACCCCGGACCATACTGCTTTGCGACTATGCCAAAGGTGGCTTCCTGCCGCCCGAAATGGTGAAGCGGCGGCCTGTTGTAGTCGTGTCGCCTCGCCTTCCACATCGCGATGGCCTTTGCGCCGTGGTCCCGTTGTCAACCTCACCTCCCGACTACGAACTGCCGTATGTGGTGGAGATGAAACTACATGATCCATTGCCGTCACCGTTCGATGCACTAATCATGTGGGCCAAGTGTGACATGATCGCTACGGTGGGCTTTGAGAGACTTGATCTGTTTCGTTGCGGACGTGACCAATATGGAAAGCGCAGATATGTCACACCCAAAGTGGACGACGAGACGTTTGCCAGAATTGTGGCTGGTGTCAGATGCGGATTAGGAATTTAACTTGACGTTAAGCGCGCAAGCACCATATTCGGGTTGATCGCTGGCGATGAGAGTCGTTCAGCCTCAAGACCTCCTAGGAGGCAGACCCCGCCAAGGCGATAACAAGCATGGCGGGGTTTCTTTTTGTTTTTCCAGCAGGCACGTCAGCGTCTGGACTATTCTCTCTAGACGACACGCCACGGCTTCGGACTCAACCGAGCTTCGCCAGCCAGAGCGAGTTCGACGAGCTCATCAGCGTCAGTCACGCCTGCGTCGTACAGGACGCTGACCAAGCCTTCGGCGCCTTTAGCGCGATGCCGCACCTCCGTCACGACCTCGGCAACAGTCTTCTCTCGATCGTCGGTCATTTAGGCCTCCTCGATTGAATGTGTGCAGAATGCAGCCCACCCCCACGTTGGGTCCTCCCTTCGTTTCTGCAGCCCTAGCGGGTGGGACGGCCCGATTCCTCGCACTCTGCAACTTTTTTAGTTTTGGATTTCCTTCCTATGATGAAGTTGAAAACCGCAGAGCTTGCCCTACTGCTTGGGCTGACGACACGGCGCGTCAACCAGTTGGCGGAAGAGGGCTTGCTGGTTCGCAGCGGCCACGGCGAGTTCGAGGGTCCGGCAAGCGTCCAGGCATACGTCGCGCATGCGGGCAACCGCGGCAAAGACAAAGAGACGGCACTCGATGCCGAGAAGGAAACGGCCCGCCTCCGCAAGGAACAGGCCGATACCCAAGAATTGAAAAACGCGAAACTTCGCAAGGAGTTGCTTCCGGTTGAGGAGGTGTCGCGCGTTTGGTCTGAACAGGTCTCCAGCATCCGCAGCGGATTGCTGGCCGTTGTCTCTCGCACCCGGCAAAGGATGTCACTCTCACCCGAGGATGCACTGATCCTTGATGAGGAAATCCGCGATGCAATGACCAAGCTTGCGGATGGAGTTGACGTATATGACGCAGACGATGGCGACCTTGAAGAAGGTGATGGCGACCCTTCGCCCGCCTCAGAAAATCAATCTGTCCGAGTGGATGGAAAAGGAAATCCGCCTGCCGAGCACGGTGTCAGGCGTCCCCGGAAAGATAAAGCTCTACGCCCCGCAAAAAGGAATAGCTGACGCGATCGGGGATCCTGCTTATCGGCAGGTCTCCGTATTGAAGTCTGCACGTATCGGCTACACCACTGTCCTGACCGGCGCGGTTGCTAACTTCGTGGTCAATGACCCGTCGCTGATGCTGGTCTATCTGCCGAACGACGACATGGCCAAGTCCTTCGTAACTTCGGACCTCGAGCCGACGTTTGCGGATTCGCCGATACTGCAGGGCGTCCTATCGGGTGACAAGTCATCTGGCGGCAAAGATCGAAGCACGATGCTGATGCGCCAGTTTACTGGCGGCACACTCAAGATCCTTTCGGCCGAAACGCCGCGAAGCTTCCGCGCTCACAATGCGCGGGTGGTGATCATGGACGAAGTCGACGGCATGAAGCCAACGACGGAAGGCCATCCGATACCGCTGGCAAAGCGACGCACGGCGCAGTTCGCAGACTATAAGCTGGTCGTCGGCTCTACACCTGACGAGGAGGAAACCAGCTACGTCGCTACGGAATATACCAAGTCCGACCAGCGAGTTTTCGAAATTCAGTGCATCGAATGTGACGACTTCAGCGAAGTGCTTTGGAAGGATATCCACTGGCCGGAAGGCCAGCCGGAGAAGGCCGCCTGGCACTGCCCGAATTGTGGCTGCGAAGTCGAGCACAAGCACAAGTCTACGATGGTCCAGCGTGGCCGCTGGCGGATTACGAAGCCAGAGGTCAAAGGACACGCCGGCTTTAAGATCAACTCGCTGACAAGCCCTCTGCCGAATGCGGATTGGGGCTTGCTGGCCGAAGAGTTCTTGCTCGCCAAGAATGACCCGCTGCTTCTGAAGCCGTTCGTCAATACGATCCTCGGCGAGCCGTGGCGGACTGAGACAGACCGCATCGACGAGCTCGTGCTGCAGCAATCCGCGGAGCCGTTCGGGCTTGGCGGCGCAGACCAACACGCCTTTCCTGAAGATGTGCTTTCGGTCACGGTCGGAATCGACATGCAGGACGACCGCGGCGAGATCACGTATCTCGGCCACACGGAAGCCGGCCAGATTTTGGTTCTGGATCACGACATCGTCTACGGCTCGTATGAGCACGACGACTTCTGGACTGACATCGACACGATAATCAAGCAGAGATGGCGGCACCCGCTCGGCGGGGAGATTGGTATCGACGCTGTGGCGGTTGACTCGTCTAGCGGCAGCCACATGGCCCACGTCTACGCATTCGTGAAGCCCAGGCTGCGCCGCAAGGTCGTGGCCATCAAGGGTGATGGCGGCCGGCGCAAGTTCATTGAGCGATCGAAGACGATGAAGAAGGATCCACTGTGGATCGTCGGCGTCGACAGCATCAAGGACACGATCTTCAACCGCGTCCAGCACGGCAAGATTTTCCGGTTTTCGAAAGACCTGCCGGAAGTCTGGTACGAGCAATTCACGGGCGAGCAGTCGGTCGTGAAGATGGATCGTGGGCGTCCCGTCCGCAAGTGGATTCCGGTCCCTGGCCGGCGCAACGAAGCGCTGGACTGCACGGTTTACGCATTGGCCGTCAAGGAGCTTGTCACAGTCAACTGGGCCGAAAGGCGCGGGCAGCTGTCGTCTGGGCACACACTGGCGGCCGCGAATGACAACACCGCGGCTGCGTCGAGCAATGCGCCGCGCGTCAGAGAATCAAGGTGGCTTTGATGGCTGAGATAGACGACGAGATCGCCGCCATCAAAGCGGCCCTGGCTCAAGGCGCGCGCAAGGTTATCTTTCGGAGCGGCGGTACGCATCGCGAGATTGAATATCACTCACTGAAAGACATGCGCGAATATCTGGCCTCTCTTGAGGCCAAGAAGGGCATTCGCAGGCGCGTGACGCTCGCTGCATTTTAAGGGGATGGCATGAAACAAACGGTTTTGGACCGGGCAATCGGATGGATTGCACCGGCAGCCGGCTTGCGCCGTCTTCGGCATAGAGCGGCAATGGAGATTGTGGCGCGCTCATATGATGGCGCGGCCAGCGGACGAAACATGCACTCTTGGCGCACTCCGTCCACTTCTGCTGACGCAGAGGTTGGCGCTGGTGTCCGGCTCTTGCGTGACAGGATGCGCGATCTTGTGCGGAACAACCCGCACGCAGAGAACGCACTTTCGGTCCTCGTGACGCATGCTGTGGGTGAGGGGATTGTGCCCCGCGCCAAGGACAAGAAGGTCAACGCGCTTTTCCAGAAGTGGATGAAGCAGTGCGACGCGGACGGTCAGCTTGATTTCTACGGCCTTCAGGCACTCGCGGTTCGCGGGATGCTGGAGTCCGGCGACGGCCTTGTTCGACGTCGTCGACGCAGGACAAGCGACGGCCTAGCCGTTCCGCTGCAGCTTCAGGTTCTTGAGGCCGACATGATCGACTCCACGAAGGAGGGGGTCTTGTCTGGCGCGCGCAATGCCATTCAGGGCATCGAGTTCGATTCGCTCGGAAAGCGCAGGGCTTACTGGCTTCACGCCACGCACCCCGGCAACACGCACTTCGACGGGCTGTTCACGGTTGAATCCAAGCCCATTCCGGCTGAGGAGATCGCGCACGTCTACGAGAAGAAGCGCACGCAGGTTCGTGGCGTGCCGTGGGGGTCCGCGGCAATATCTTCGATCTACGACCTGAACGGATACGAGCAGGCGGAGATTGTCAGGAAGCGCCTTGAGGCGTGTATGGTCGGTGTCGTTACTGGCGGCGACGATGACATTCTTGGGCTGCCCGTAACCGATGGCGACACCCAACGCCCTGGCGTCTACGATTCTACTGGCGCGATCGTTGAGAAGTTCGAACCCGGCATGTTCCTGCATGCTGCGGGCGGCAAGGATATCAAGTTCAGCCAGCCCACCGCGACGGGCGGATACGACGCATACAAGAATTCGCAGCTGCACACGATCGCGGCTGGCTTTCGCATTCCTCACTCACTGCTGTCCGGACGGCTCGACGGCGTCAACTACTCGTCGAGCAAGGTCGGCCTTGAGCACTTCAAGCGAACGATGTCAGCCCTTCAATGGCAGATCATCATTCCGATGCTGTGCGAGCCGATCTGGCAATGGTTTCTCGAGGCCGCCTACCTGGCCGGCGAGATCAGCAGCATGGACCATCCTGCAAAATGGAGCCCGCCGCGGTTCTACAGTGCAGATCCTGCGAAGGACACCAAGGCACTTGTGGCCGAGGTTCGTTCTGGATTGAAGCCGCTCGGCGCTGCGATTGCTGAGATGGGTTACGACCGCGACGAGATATTCGCGGAATACGAATCCGACATCAAGGAGATGGACCGCCTCGGTCTGATCTTCGACAGCGACCCAAGAAAAATGTCAGGCAACGGGCAGGCGCAAAACGTCGACTCGGACGATGCCGACCTTCCCGATAAGGCAACGACATGACGAAAAAGACAGTAAGCCTGCCGAAGTTCGGCAGGAATGTGGAGGTTAGGTCGGCCTCCTACGACGAGGCGGACAATACCGTCGAAGTCATCTGGACGACCGGGGCTCCGGTGCGCAGGTATTCCTGGCGCGACGGCGTTTATTACAACGAGATCCTCGAGGTGAGCGACGCGGCGGTGAGGCTTGAACGTCTCAACGCTGGCGCACCGTTCCTTAACACGCATTCCGATTGGTCTCTTGAGGACGTCATCGGTTCTGTCGTGCCCGGTTCGGCCCGCATTGAAGGCGGCGTGGGTTATGCCCGCGTGAAGCTTTCGAGCGCACCAGAAGACTCGGCCATCCTTAGCAAGATCAAGGACGGCATAATCCGCAACGTCTCCGTCGGCTACGCCATCCACAAGGTCGAAAAGACAGTGAATGAGCAGGGCGGCGACGAAGACTGGCGAGTTGTCGACTGGGAGCCGATGGAGATTTCCGCGGTGCCTATTCCAGCAGATGCCGGGTCGCAGATCCGGAGCGAGAGGCAGGGCGCCGACGTGCCGTGCGAATTCACCACCACCCGGGCCGTCGGCCGCAACGAAATGGTCCGCAAGCGCATGGAAATGCGTGAGCGCCAGGCAATCACCCGCGTAGCGGGCCATCAGTAAGGAAACACCATGAAAGACCTTTTGAAGAAGCTCGCGCTCCTCGAAAAGCGCGCCGCCGACAAGCTGGCCGAAGTCAAGGACGACACAGCCGTTGACGCCGCTCGCGCCATTGAGGCCGAGCACGAAGGCATCCTGGCCGAAATCGCCGAAGTTCGCTCGCAGATCGACGCCGCGAAGGCCGCCGGGCGGGGCGAGGGTGGCGATGCCCGCGCAGCTGTGGCTGCAGAGCGCCAGCGCGCCGCAAGCATTAACGAGGTGGCCGCCAAGTTCGGCGTGTCTGAATTCGCCCGCTCCTACGTCGACGACGGCAAGAGCGTGGACGAGTTCCGCGCAGCCCTGATCGACCACCTGGCTTCCAAGGAAACCACCGTGAACAGCAACGTCCGCACCTCCGTCGGCACCGAGCACGTCGAAAAGCGCGCCGCTGTCATTGAAGCAACGTTGCTCCATCGCGCTGACCCGGCCCGACACGCGCTGCCAGAAGGCGCCAACGAATTCCGCGGCATGTCTCTGACGGATATGGCCCGCGACGTGCTGGAAGCTCAGGGCGTCAAGACGCGCGGCATGTCCAAGCACGAGATTGCCACCGAAGCGCTTTCGCAGCGTATGGGCGGCATGCACTCGACGTCGGACTTCAGCGTCATTCTCGGCAATACTGTGAACCGCACCCTGCGCGCCGCTTACGAGGCTGCCCCGCAGACATTCCGTCCGCTGGTCCGCGAGACCACTGTCTCCGACTTCAAGTCCGTCACCCGCGCGCAGATGGGCGAGGCTCCAAAGCTTGAGAAGGTCAACGAGCACGGCGAGTTCAAGCGCGGCACGATCGGCGAAGGCTCCGAGAGCTACAAGGTCACCACGTTCGGTAAGATCGTCGGCATCACCCGCCAGGCTCTTATCAACGATGACCTCGGCGCTTTCACGCGCATCTCGCAGATGTTTGGCGCACAGGCCGCTCAGCTTGAGTCGGATCTGGTCTGGGCTGAAATCCTGTCCAACCCGACCATGGGCGACGGGGTTGCCCTGTTCCAGCTTGCAAACCACAAGAACCTGCAGACTGCCGCAGCGTTCGCCGAAGCGCAGATCACCAAGATGCGCACGGCAATGGCCAAGCAGGTCGGCATCGACGGCAAGACTGTTCTGAACATCCGCCCGTCGTTCTTGATCGTTCCGATGGAACTGGAAGCCGCCGCAGAGAAGCTGATCAACGCGCAGTTCGTGCCAGTCACGACCGAAACGGCCGTTGCTGCATCTGTTCGCTCGCTGACGGTCATCTCTGAGCCGCGCATCGACAACGGCCTGGTCCACCCCGTTACGGGTGCCGCCATCGCTGGCAGCGCGACCGCCTACTACTTGGCGGCTTCACCACTGCAAAGCGACACGATCGAGCTCGCGTACCTCGAGGGCAACCGTGGCGTTTACACAGAATCCAAGATGGGCTTCAACACCGATGGCGTTGAGATCAAGGTCCGCATGGATGCCGGGGCGAAGGCAATCGACTGGCGCGCATTCCAGAAGAACGCTGGCGCCTAATCACCCATAGGCCCGCTTCGGCGGGCCACCACAACTGGAGAACACTATGAAAACTTATATCCAGCCGGGTGACGTCGTCACGGTTCTGGCTCCTTACGATGTCGCTTCCGGCGCGGGCTGCCTTGTCGGCACCCTGTTCGGCGTCGCCGCATACACCGCGCTTTCGGGCGCCGAAGTCGAGATCAAGACCGACGGCGTTTACGAACTGCCGAAGCTTGCCGCTCAGGCTTGGACTGTTGGCGCGATCCTGTATTGGGACGACACCAACAAGTGGCTGACCACGGTCGCCAGCACGCACGTCGCCGTCGGCAAGGCGCTCAAGGTTGCGGACAACCCGTCGGCTACCGGCATCGTCCGCCTTTCGGGCGTCTAATATGGTCGATTGGCGAGTTCTCGAATCGAAGGTCGACGAGACGATTGGCGCCACCTTCGGCGAGGAGGTTCGCCACCAACCAATCAAGAGCGGGGCGGTGGATATCACCCGCCCCGTTTCGATTTTTCGGGCCGTGCTGCACACGCCGACGCCTGAAGGAACTATCCAGATCGCCGGCGACATCGTCTCGTCTGCGAATGCGGCGGAGGCTGCGCTGGTCATTCAGCGGGCTGACGTGCCTGGCGTCGTGTTTCGGAAGCTTGACAAGATTCGCGGTAGTGAGTTGCCCGGCCAGCCGTGGTGGGAAATCAAGTCGGTCAATGACCGCTACACGTCCATCATCGTGTTGGCGCTGAACCAAGCATAAGAGGTAACCATGTCACTCATCCGAATCGCGGCCCGCATGTCGGCCGTCCGCGCGCTGCGTGGAAAGACATTGGTGGGCGACAACGTCCTTGATAGCCAGATTGGCGCGCTCGACGTGGGCGCCAACGGCGAGCTGAGGACGGAAGAGGACAAGCCGTTTATCAGCGTCTACACGCACAGCGGCAAGACAACGGGGAGCGGGCTGCGCGCCTTGAATGGCAATGGCCCGACTGAATTTCTTTTCGAGGCGGGCGTTACTGCCGCCATGACCGAGACGGATCCGGAGACGGGCGCTAGCACGTTGATCGGAATCGGCATCCCGGCGACTGATGGCGCCTTTGAATTTCATCTGGACTTGGTCGCGCGGCAGATTGCTGACGCCCTGAACGATCCGGACAATGAATGGGCCGAGATCTGGCGCAAGTGCGTCAATTCCGTCCAGTCTGTCGAGCGCGAGCGCACGAGTGGCGATGGCAGCGGCATCCGATTGGCTGCGCAACAGATCAAGGTGACGGCAGACCTTTTCGCAGATCCTGCGACGGGCGCCACACTGGCCGACACGCACCCGCTGGCTCTCTTCTTCGCCAAGGCGGATGAAGAGAACGACGCAGTGCTGCACGAAGCGGTTGACGCCATGCGGGCTGCCCTGGTGGGCGTTGCGCCACAGTGGAAGCTTGACCAGCGCAGATACGGCAACACGCTGACCGAAGGCGAGGCCATGACATATGTGCCGGTCGCCGACGGTGACATCGGCGGAGCCGAGGCGGAAGCGACGGTGGCGCCATGATCCCGCGCAAGATTGGTGATCAGGTTGCAGATCTCTATTACCGTCTGGCTGAAGTCGAGCGGCGCGCACGAAACCGCAAGCGCACCGGCAAGATTGCAGAAATCGGCGAAGGCGAGAACGCGGGCAAGTACCGCGTCCAATTGAGCGAGCAGGGCGGCAAGCCCTATCTCTCGCCGTGGCTGAAGGCCAAAGCGCTTGGCGCCGGCGGCGTGAAGATCGAAGTCGTGCGGACGGTCGGCGAGCAAGTCGACGTGGTTTCAGAGAGTGGAGATCTGACTGACGCGTCGATCGACCTGTCCACATACAGCGACGAGAACGCGAGAGCAAACGGCGAGAATGTGCCGCTGCACATCAAGATTGGGGCGGCCACGATTGAGATGGGCGAGGGCGCCGTCAAGATCACAGCCCCCGCCGTGATTGTTGATAGTCCGCTTGTTCAACTGGGCGGGAACGGCGGCCGCAAGGTTGCGAGGGTCGGCGACATGGTGAACGTCGGCTCCGGATCATCGCAGGGCCTATGGCCGATCGTCGAGGGCTCGGGCTCTGTGTTCGCCGTCGACTGAGAACAAGGAACAGCCAAATGAAAAAATACACGGTTCGCACTTCGTGCGAAATCGCGGGCGTTTGGCGGGAAGCCGGCTCGACACTTGAGTTGACCGACGAGCAGGCGCGCGAACTGGCGCCGCCTTTCGGACGCGTCGTTCTCCCCGTCGTCATCATTGAAAGGCCAGCCAATGGCAGAATCCCAAGGCACACACGCCAGAACAGGCGAGGCGCTAAGTGACTGGCAGAACGTCGAGCAGTCCATCCGCAAGATCCTGACGACGCCGATAGGCTCGCGGGTCATGCGCCGGACGTTCGGCAGCGACCTGCCGGACTTGGTCGACCGCAAGATGATTCCGGCCAACATTCTGCGCGTCTACAGCGCATCGGCGAGCGCCATTCTCAAGTGGGAGCCGCGCTTCCGCATGACGGCCGGGCGACTGATTGCCGCCAATGAGGGCGGACAACTTCAATTAGAAATTTACGGGACGTATTACCCGCGCGGGCACCTCGGCGACTATAGCGTTGCCGAGAACGCATCCACGCGGGTCGTCTACGAGAGGTAGCGGCTGTGGCGGTTCTCGACATCACGACTTTGCCGGCGCCTGCCGTAATTCAGGAAGTCGACTACGAGGTTATTCTCGCACGTCAGAAGGCGCAGTTCATCACGGAATGGAACGCACTGCGCGTCACATATCCGGAGCTTCCTGCCTACGACACGCTATCCATCGAAAGCGATCCTGTAGGCATCGTCACGCAGGCCGAGAGCTACCGCGAAGTGCTGCTCTTGGCGCGCATCAACGAAGCGGCCCGCGCACGCCTTCTGGCATTTGCGGCGGGCAGCGACCTTGACCAGCTCGCCGCCTTTTATGACGTCGTCCGCCAGGTTGGCGAGACCGACACGAGACTGAAGACGCGGGTCATCCTTGCCATTCAAGGGCGGTCCACCGGCGGCCCGAAAGAGCGATACAAGAGCATCGCCATGAACGCGGACGTTCGCGTTGCGAGCGTCGAGGTCTACCGCGTCGGCCGATCGCCGCTGATTTATGTGGCCATCTACTCGACGGAGCCCAACGGTGTGGCGAGCGAAGGCTTGCTGACGATTGTGCGGGCGGCCCTTGAGAACGACAACGTGCAGCTGGTCAACGACGAGTTTGTTGTGGCTTCCGCCGTCCTGACGGTTGTCAATCTGGTCGCGAATATCTGGCTTCTGCCTGACGCCGACGAGGCGACTGTGACGCGAGCCGCTACGGCACTGCGCGATGCATGGGCCATTGAGCAGCAGCTCGGCCGCGACCTCATCCGTGAATGGTGGGTCTCCAAGCTCATGATTTCCGGCGTCCACAAAATCACGCCAGTGACGGCTGACGTCATCGTTCCGCCATCACAAGCGGCGGCCATTGGCACAATTACCCTCAACCTCCAAGGGAGGGCGTTTTGACATCCCTTATCCTTGATCCATCCGACCTGTTCGAAAAGACGATTGAAAGTTCGCACGCGGAGCGGTGGACAAGGATGGGGGCTGCTGTCCCCTCCATCACGACGGCCAAGGAATCCCCGCCTCCGACATTCCTGCCTTATCTCGTATACGAGTACGGCCTGGGCATGCTGACGCCATATGTCACGAACCTTTATGACGTCATTGACGCAGGGGTTCGCTGGCACAGGCTGCGCGGCACGTACACAGGCGTTGCGCAGGGCTTGTCATTCGTAGGCGTCACGGCAACCGTCGAGCCCGCCTGGCATGGTCGCGCATGGTGGAATTCCGCGCAGCTGCGCTTCCCGTCTCTGCCCGCAAACGACGTGCCGCTGCTCGGCGCAATAGAGGGTATCACAGGGCTTTCCCTTCCTTTCCGCTCCGACTTCCGGCGCGGTGTTTTCGACTACGACATCCAGCCGGCAGAAGCCGACGGGGCAATGCTGGACGAGAGCCACATCGAAGAGGAAAGCGGCGTTCGCTTGTCGGCGACTGGTGCTGTCTGGTCTTTCGGCCGCACAGCTGAATTCGACCACCTGCTTTCGGAAGCGGAGGGGACGGCCATAGGCAACTGGATTGCCATCCCGGCAGAGGGCGGCGGCGTCGCGTGGGCGTCAATGACGTACCTGTGGTCAACCGCGAATTTCCTCTGGTCGGCAAACGCGGACGCACAGCGCCGCGCGCTGATGGCTGCCTGGTTCGCTGGCCGCGAGATCTACGTGGCATTTCTGGATTCCGACGACGAAGTCATCGGCTATCGCAAGGCTAAAGCCTGCCATCCGGTGTCCGCCGACTTTGACGGGCCGTATTCGGTCGACGGGCAGGCATATGCGCCTGCGTCCGGTGGTCAGCGCGTCTACATTGAGGCCATGACGGATTTCGAGGACGCCTTCGACGTGACGGCGGAATCCGTTGTGCTGGTTGTCAACGTTACACGGGCCGCAGGCGTCCCATCTGGTCAGCTATGGCTGGAGCCGAGCGAAATCACAAGCGGCGACTTCTTCGCATCAAAAACAGTTTCCATTCCCTTGCGAAAGACCGTGCGGGACAGGGTTAAATATATCGTGAGGTTCTGATGGCTTTCGAACATTCTAGCGGCTTGCCGAACGCCTTTGACCGCGCACAGGGCCGCGGCGATTGGCAGAGCGTCGTATATCACGGCGAGCGCCGGTTTATTCAGGGCGCGGAGCTCAACGAAGCGCAGACGATTGCGCGGGCGCGCTCCACGCGCCTCGGACGCCTTATCGTCAGCGACGGCGACCGGATCGAACGGGGTGAAGCGATCGTCGACACTGTCGCCGGTAGCGTGACCCTGACGGCCGGCCGCGTTTACGCAGACGGCGACGTGTGGGACGTAGCAGCGGCCGTGCTGACTAGCGTTCCGATGACCGGACGCATTGAAGTCGGCATTCGACTCGTCAAGACCTACATCACGCACGAGGACGACGTGACTCTGGTTGGGCTTGTTCCCGGCTCCGCCGCAGAAGGCGAGCCGGGCGCTGCCCGTGAAGTCGTTGACGCATCGTGGGCGTGGGCTGGCGACGCAGGCGACGGTGATTTCTTTGCCGTTTACGCGCTGCAGGACGGCGTCATCCTCGACCAGGTTGGCCCGAATATTCTGGCGCCGGCGCTGCAATCCATCATCGAATACGACCGCCCCAACGGCAACTACATCGTCAAGGGCTGCAAGGTCACGGCGCTTGGCGCCAGCGCCGGCAATCAGGTGTTCTCGATCTCCGAAGGCGAGGCCAACATCAACGGCTACAAGCGCACGCGCTTGATGTCGCTGCGCCACTCTGAACTTGAAGACTGGGACGAGCTTGCCATCCCCGGCGAGACACACACTTATCCCGGCGGAGCCGACTACACGTTTACGGTTGCCGAAGGGCCGATTGGCGTCATCAACTCGATTCTGCTGACCAAGGAGAAGACGGTCAGCGTGACGCGCGGCGCAATCGCCAATGGCGCGGACGGACTGCCGGACACCAGCGTGACGTCGATCGTATCGGTTACGCAGGGCGGCACGACTTATGTTGCCGACACGGACTTCACGCGCGTCAACAACACTGTAGACTGGGGCCTCGCCGGCGCAGAGCCTGCGACTGGCTCTTCCTATTCGGTCACCTATCGCTACCGCGACTCGGTGACTGCAACGGCATTCACAGCCTACAATGTGACCGTGGCGGGCGGCGCGACTGGCGGCGATATCATCATTGCCTATACCAAGAAGATGCCGCGTGTGGACCGCCTCTGCCTCGCCGAGGACGGTTCACCGCTCTACATCAAGGGCATTTCGGCACGGAGCAACCCGCGCCCACCGATCGTCCCCGGCAATGCGCTCAACCTGGCCAAGATTGAAAACAATTGGGTCGACGTTCCCGTGGTCACGAACGACGGCACGCCGTCACTGACGTGGGACCAGCTCTGGCGTTACTTGGACCGCATCACCGACTTCGACCGACTGATTCAGTTGGACCGACTGAAGAACGAGGTCGACTTCCGTGAGCCAGTAGCAAAGCGCGGCACGTTTGTGGATCCCTTTGTCGACGACACGTACCGCGACGAGGGCGTGACGCAGAGCGGCGCGATTGCCGATGGCATGCTTATGCTGTCGATCGAGCCGACGTTCTATATGGCCGACCTGGACTCTGCCGTGACACTTGACCCGGTGGAAGAGGTTCTGATTTCGCAGCCGCTGAAAACGCTGTGTGAGAAGATCAACCCCTACGCCAACTTCAATCCGCTGCCCGGCGCCTTGTCACTGTCACCGGCTGTCGACTTCTGGACTGTCAGTCAGACGCAATGGCTATCCAGCCAGACGCAGGAGTTCAACCGAGGCACACAGACCAACGCAGGGCCGCTGCGCACGACATCGACCGACACTCGTGTCGTAGATCGTCGCGTCGAGCAATCACAGTTCCTGCGGCAGATTCCGGTCGACTTCACCATCTCCGGCTTTGGGGCTGGTGAAATCCTCGAGGAGCTGACGTTCGACGGGATCGACGTGAAGCCGGCCGGCACACAAACGGCCAATAGTTCTGGTGTTATCACCGAGACGTTCACCATCCCGGCGAACGTGACGGCGGGCACCAAGACTGTCTTTGCGAAGGGGGCAGGCGACACGGAGGCTACCGCGCTCTTCACGGGGCAGGGCACAATCGAAATCAACGTGATGCGTCAGGTAACGACGATCAACACGTGGGATAGGCAGCGCCTTCAGCTCGACTTCCGGCAGAGCGACCGCGGTCCAGGCGACCCGCAAGCGCAGATGTTTGCGGTTCCCGAGTTGCGTCAGGTCATGGGCGTCGACTTCAGTCTTTGCGCCATCGGCGACACGACGAAGAACATCATCGTTGAGCAGCGGTCGATTGATAACGGCTACCCGACAACGACGATATTTGCGCAGTCGCTTGTGCCCATGTCGGGCGCTGTGGCTGGGTGGAAGTCGGCACGCTACGGCCTGCCTGTCACGACTGCTCCGGAGACGCGCCACGCATTCGTCATCAAGACGGATGACGCAGACCACTCTGTGTCCATCGCCAAGCTTGGCGGCTTCGACGCGGATCTGCAGCGTTTCGTGACCAGCCATCCCTATGTCACCGGCCCACGGTTCTCCTCGGTCAACGCCGAGACGTGGACGGCCCATCAGGATGAGGCGCTGGCCTTCCGCGTCGTTGCCGCGACCTACCCGGTTACGACAAAGACTGTGGCGTTGGGGTCTTTCGATCTGGTCAACTGCTCCGACTTGCAAGTCAGGGCGGCCGTCGAACTGCCGTCTGCTGGCTGCTCCGTTGTGTTCGAAATCGAGCGCACGAACGGCACCATCTACCGGCTGGCTCCGTTCCAGGTCCTGCAGCTGACCGAGTACATCACCGAGACCGTCGAAATGCGGGCGGTGTTGGTCGGCACCACCAAGCTCTCGCCCATCCTCTACGCGCCCGTCGAGCTCATTGCCGGTGAGATTGCGGAGGAGTTCACCTACGTGACGCGGGCCTTTGACTTGGGGACGGCTGCCAGGATCGCGACCTATCTGAAGGCATACCTGCCGGGCGGTTCGTCGCTGACTGTCGAACTTTCAAAAGACGGCGGGTCGTTCATCAGCATGCCGCTCGACGAGACGGAGGCGCTGGCATTCCCGCTGTGGACTGAGCGCAAATACGAACTTGACGGCCAGACGGCGACGACTGCGCGCATCCGGATCACGGGGGCGGGCGGCCCTGCCGCGCGGCTCATCGTTGGCGACCTCGGCGCCGGCATTATGTGAGGCTAGAGAATGGCACAGACTGCAAACTTCAACCTCGAAAAGCCGGACATCACGCGCGACGTGGACGAGGAATTCTACCAGCTTCAGGAGACCCTGGACCTGCTGGATTCCATCCTCACGACGCTACAGACGGCGGTGAATGCAAAAGCCGCCGCGACGCACACGCACGCAATTTCCGACGTCATTAATTTGGCGTCGGAGTTGGCTTCCAAGATGCCTGCGTCCACCACGTTCAAGCTTGATGACCTGACCGACGTTTCGGGCGCCGATGGCGCACCGAACAACTACGTTCTGGTCAAGTCCGCCTTGGGCTGGTTGCCGTCTTCGGCGCTGGCCGCGCTTGGAACACACGGGCACCTGATTTCTGAAATCACAGGGCTTGTGGATGCGCTGGCTGGGAAGAGCGCCGTAGGGCACGCCCACGCGATAGTTGACACAACGGGGCTGCAGACGGCGCTGGATGCGAAGGCGAATACATCCGATCTCGCCGCCGCCGTGCCTGCCGGGGCGGTCTTCTCGTTCGCGCAGAATAGCGCACCGACAGGATGGCTCAAAGCAAACGGCGCTGCGGTTTCTCGCACTACTTATGCCTCGCTTTTTTCCGCAATTGGCACCGCGTTCGGTGCGGGCAACGGGTCCACGACTTTCAATCTTCCCGACCTTCGGGGTGAGTTCCTTCGTGGCTGGGATGATGGTCGAGGCATAGATAGCGGGCGCGTGTTTGGCTCGGCGCAGGCTGACGGAATGAAGAGCCACACTCACGACCTGAACATGAGGTCCGACAGCAGCGGTATGAACCACAACGTCTCGTTTGCGAACGTGCCTGGCACCAACTCATCTACGACGACAAGCGTCTCGACCGCACCGGTCGGCGCAACAGGCGGTTCCGAGACCCGTCCACGCAACGTCTCACTGCTGTACTGCATCAAGTTCTAAGGGACCATCATGCTTGTTTTCAACTATCACCCCGCCACCGGGGAATATCTTGGCACGACTAAAGCTGACGAGAGCCCCCTCGAGCCTGGTGTGTTCCTCATTCCCGCACACGCGACTGAGATTTCGCCTCCCGTGCCACGAGAGGGCTTCTTCCTCTGCTTCACTGGCAACGCCTGGGGCTACTCACCAATTCAAGCCCCAGAGCCTCCACCGACTGAAGAGCCGGCCCCCTACACACCTCCCTCCATCTCCGACCGGCAGTTCTTCCACATCCTAGCGCTCGACGGCCTTATCACAGAGGCCGAAGCCATCGCGGCTGTGAAGACTGGCGACGCCCCGGCTGCTTTTGAGACATTCATATCATCTCTTCCTGAAGGCGACCGCTTCAACGCGCGCATGCTCCTTGAGGGCGCCACGACGTTTGAGCGCAATCATCCGCTGACCGCGGCGTTCGGCACGATGTACGGCATGGCGGCCGAAGAGATCGACGATCTCTGGCGTCGGGCTTCGGCGCTCTAGCAGCCGCGACCGAGTCACCGCAAGGAGAGCGGGGCTCAAAACCATGAAACAACCTGAGCGCTCCAGCGCACACTAAAGGAGGCCACGCGTGGCAGACCTATCGTATCATCACGGCGTCAAGGTAGCGGAAAGCACCGACGTCCCGGCGCTGCTGCGCGTCGAAAACTTTGGCGTCACGTTCTTCAACGGCACGGCGCCCGCAGCTGACGCGGCAGTGTTCCCGCTGAACACCCCGACGGTCGTCACCAGCCTGCCAGGCGCAGCCGCGCTTGGTGCGACCGGCACGCTTCTCGCCGACCTCACCACCTACTTCGGCGAAGGCGGCTCCATTGCGATCGTCAACCGCGTCGAGGACAGCGAGACGCCGGCGACTCTGCAGGAAAACCTCATCGGCAACGCAGTCGCTCGCACAGGTCTCTACGCTGCACTGAAGGCCAAGGCAGTCACCGGCTACCAGCCGCGCGTAATCGTGACCGCTGGCGATACCGGCGCATGGATCGACGACGGCGTTGTCTCTGTTGCCGTCACGAACGGCGGCACGGGCTACACCACGGCTCCGACCGTTGCCATCACGGAAGTTGACGGCGGCACTGGTGCAACCGCGACCGCTACCGTTGTGGCTGGCGTCGTCACGGCAGTCACCGTCACGGCTGCCGGCTCCGGTTACACCACGGCGGCAGTTGCCTTCTCTGGTGGTGGCGGCACTGGTGCTGCTGCGACGGCAAGCGTTGGCGACGTCGCAAACCCGTTCATCTCCGCACTGGCCACGATCTGCCCGCAGATCCGCGCCCGCGCATATGTCAACGGCCCGAACACGACCAACGCAGAAGCCATCCGCTTCCGCAACACGGTCAACAGCGACCGCATCCTGATCATCGACCCCAAGGGCATCAAGAACGTCAGCGGCACGCCCGTCACTGTGCCGATTGCTCCGGTCTTTGCAGGCGTGCGCGCGGCCGTTATCGCATCGGCTGAAGGTGTATCCGGTTCGGTTTCGAACAAGATCATCAAGACGCTCGACGGCGTTGCGCGCACCATTCAGTACCCGATCGACAGCAACACCCTGAACGAAAACCAGGTTTCGACAGTCATCAATGAGCGCGGCGGGCTTCGCACGTGGGGCAGCCGACTGGCCACCGACGTCGAGATCTGGCAGTTCGACAGCGTTCGCGCGACGGCCGACATGGTCAACGAAGCGCTGGAAGACATCTACTTCCAGTGGGTCGACAAGAAGTTCACCAAGGGCAACCTGAAGCAGATGATCGAAGACGGCAACGCCGCGCTTCGCGTCTTCAAGGCGAACAACGATATCCTCGGCGGCCGAGTCTGGCTGTCCGACCTGAACCAGCCGACAGTCAACGCCAACGGCAAGGTGTTCCTGAATGTTGAATTCGAGCCCGTCGGCCTGATGGAGCAGATCAACATCACGACCTTCCGCAACATTCTCTACTACCAGGTTCTGCTCGACGAAGTGCGCGGCCTGATCGAGAACGGCCCGCTGACTCTGGCGCCCTAACGGCAGCATAAGGAAACAACCACATGGCTACCAATCTACCGAGCTTCCTGCTGCGCGACTGCATGCTTTGGGCTGACCGTGAATCCAAGCTTGGCCAGATCGGCGACATCACGCCGCCGGTCCCACAGGTCAAGGTCGAAGAAATGCGCAACGCGGGGATGATCAAGCCCCGCGAAGTGCAGATGGGATACGAGAAGCTGGAGTTCGGCTTCAAGATGCCCGGCTTCGACCCGCAGGTTCTGAAGCTGTTCGGCCTTCGCCCCGGCTTTGAAAACCCGTTCATGATCACCGGCGCGCTGGTTGACGAAGACGGCGCCGAGCATTCGGCCGTCATGACCATTCGCGGCTTCCTAAAGCAGGCTGACGCCGGCACTTGGAAGGGCGGCGATCAGGCTGAAAACGACTACATGGTCTCGGTCAACTACTACAAGCTCGAGGTCGACGGCGACCCGATCTACGAGATGGACGACTTCGACATCCTCGTCGGCGGCGTCAGCCAGCGGGCTGGCATCCGCAACGCTCTGTTGCTCTAGTCCAAGTGCAAGGCCCGAGCCCTGGCGTTCGGGCCTGCTTCGATGGCCGCATGGACAAGGCGCATGACCACTAAGGCCGCCTCATCCGAAGCCATTCGGTGATTTTTGTCTAGGGCACGCCGGAACATCGCCACCTCTTCAGTCAGGGCAGGCGTCATCTCTGAATACTGCATCATGTTGGCCAAGTCAGGTTCGCAATCCCGGCCATGAGCGACCGCTCGCTTCAGCGCGTCGCCCCAATCCTTGATGTGCTGTTCAATCAGCATAGGAGCCTCCCTTGGGCCACAAAATCATCTTCCCCGGCGTCGACGAACTCGTGGCCGTGAGCCTTAGTACCCCATTTCTATTGGTGGGCGAGGAGTGGCCCAAGTCAAGCCAACTGACCTTCTTTGCTGGCCAACTTCCGACCGGCGCCGCCAGCTTCTCGTTGAGCTTCGACGGGAGTGACTACGGCACAGACATGGCAGTGGCCGTTCGCCAAGCGATTCAGCAGGTGAACTCCGAATGGGGGCTGACAGACAACTGGAATCCCGGGACGCACCGATTCACCGGCAGCCGCTCGCAGCCATTCGCACCAATCCACCCACCACATCCCAAGAGGAGACCAACATGATTTCTTATACCCTTCGCACGCCAGTCGAGCACAACGGCAAGACCTATTCCGCGCTGACCTTCCGCAGGCCGAAGACCGGCGACCTGATGGTCCTCGACAACTTCAAGGGCGAGATGTCCAAGACGATCGCGCTGCTCGCCACCATTTCCGACGTGCCGATGCCGGCTTTCAAGGACATCGAGATGGGTGACCTGAACGGCATCATCGAAGCCACGGCAGGACTACTGGGAAACGCGCCGGCCACGACTGGCGCCTGATCGCCAGCTTCACGGCGGCTGTGCTGCACACCCCCATCGACGCCATTGAAGGCTGGGAGCCAGACAAGCTCCTGGCCTACTTCGACAAGGCGCAGGAAGTCCACAAAGTCATGCGGGGCATCTAATGGCCGTCCTAAAAAGTTTACTTATCCTCTCGCTGATCGACAACGTCAGCGGCCCGGCTCGCCGCATCAGTGGCGTCATGGCTGGCTTCCAAAAGCAGCAGCTCGGCATGCTTTCCGCGCTTCGCGGTGCGGGCGGCTTGCTCGCCCTCGGCGCTGGCTATCTCGGCGTTACGCAGGGCATCGGCGCCACAGCTGGCGCGGCCGTTGAATTCGAAGAGGCGTTCGCCAACGTTCGCAAGGTGCTGAACGGCAGCGACGAGCAGCTGGAGAACATTCGCCGTTCCATCATCGGCATGTCCAAGGACCTGCCTATCGCGGCCAGCGGCATCGCGGAAATCTACGCGGCTGCCGGCCAGGCAAACATCCCGATTCAGGAGATGAACAAGTTCGTCGAGATGGTCGCGAAGGTGTCGACGGCGTGGGACGTTCCTGTGGCTGAGACTGGCGACGCGCTTGCGAAGATCAAGACGCAGCTGAACCTTGGCGTCGCGGAAGTCGGCCTGTTCGCGGACTCCCTGAACCACCTTGCGAACAACACGGCAGCCAACGCGCCAAACCTGCTCGAGTACACAAGCCGCGTTGCCGCCACCGGCGAGATGTTTGGCTTCTCGGCGCAGGAAACGCTGGCATTCGGCGGCGCCATGATTTCGGCAGGCGCCGAGTCGGAAGTCGCGGCTACTTCCTTCCGGAATATGGGCCGGGCGCTGACCAAGGGCACCGAAGCTACCAAGATGCAGAGGACGGCCTACAAGCGGCTCGGCCTCGACGCGGTGAAGACCGCCAAGAACATGCAGAAGAATGCGTTGGGCACCACGCTCGACGTCATTGAGAAGATCCAAGAGCTTCCGGAATGGGAGCGCATCAGCATGGCGTCGGCGCTGTTCGGCGACGAAGCCCGTGCGCTTATGCCGGCCATCAACAACTCCACGGAGCTTCGGCGCCAGTTGGGGCTTGTTGGCGACCAGGCGAACTATGCCGGGTCGGCGTTCAACGAATACATCATCCGCGCAAACACAACCGGAAACGTCCTGCAGATACTGCGCAACAAGTTTGCTGACCTCTTCCGGGGCATCGGCGACAATATGCTGCCGGGCATCAAGGAAGCGGCGCTAGGCGTCGGCGACATCATCGACAGCCTCGGCGAGCGCGCGCACGTGTTCTCCCAGATGGAAGCGGCGTTCAAGGGCTTTGCGCAGGGCATGGGTGCCGAGGGCGGCATCCGCGACATGATCAACGACCTCGGCGACCTGCTATTCGGCGCTGCCGATGGCAGTGCTGCCGCCGACAAGATCGGCCGCATCTTCGTGAAGTTCAAGGAGTGGGGCGCCGCGGTTCGCGAGCTCACAACCGCGATTGCAGCCAACCCGCTGGTTAAGTTTTTTGCCGACTTGGCACCATACGGCTTCCAGATCATGCTGTGGGGCGCAGGCATTGCGATGCTCGCCGGGACCATCCGGAAGCTGGCCGCGGCACTGATGTTCCTGTCAGGCGCGTCGACGATCCTGGCGGCGCTGAAGGCTGTTGGAAGCATAGCTGCTATTGTTGGCGGCGGCGCTGCTGCGGGTGGTGCGCCGAAAGGCGGACCGACAACCCCAGGCGGCCCAGGCTCACCGAAAGCAGGCGGGAGCATTTGGAGCACACTCAAGGGGTTGAGTGCAGCCGCATTGGCGCTCGGCGTCGTTACGACGCTTGGCGGCAACGGCGAAGTCACTCAGTTGACGCCAGAGCAGCGGAACATGATGTTCAACAAGCGCGGGCAGTCACCTGTGACGCCGACCATCCCTGGCATCTCCGCTTTTACCGCACTGGACAACGCCACCCACGCTCGCGCCATGGGCTTCGGTGGCTCAACCGAAAACCAGCCGGGCAAGACCAAGGACGACATCGACATCGGCGTGCTGCGTGCGGCCATGGCGCCGCAGGGCGTCCAGCAGGTCATGGTGACAAACCCGCAAGCGCCGAACGTTACAGTTCACGCGCCGATCACCATAACTGGTGTGGCTGACGGGTCTGCGGCCGGCAGTGCGGCGGCAAGCCAACTCGGCAACGAGGTGAAGTCGGCTGTCGAATCCGGATATATGGACAGCCGGTGATTACTCGACAGCGAGGACGCCAATCGACCTCGCTGTCGACCTTGCGATAGTGCAGTCAGACGGCGTCGGTTTTCCCAAGAATTCGGCCGTCTGCACCGAAGAGCTAATGAATGAAAGCGTTTCTGGGTTGTCCAGACCGCTCTTTGCAAAATACTCGTCCAGTTTTGCCTGATCTATCTCGTAACCACACGCGGCCGATTTTGCCATGATCTCCGCCAGGCCGTTCGCCTTCTGCATCAATTGCAGGTCCATCTGCGCAATTGCACCAGTCGATACGAGCGTCGTCAAAAGCGTCAGCACTGCACGCATTAGATCATCCTCCCACACGTCATCAAGGAGCGCCCATGTCCGGACCAGTCGCAATGGCACTAGGGCCATTTACGTTTGAGGCCATCGGCTTCGGCTACGGTGACGTAGGAAGACGGGTACAAACGCCATGGACTGAAGTCAAGGTTGCGCAGTCATTGGACAGGCAGCAGTGGCTCGGCCCGACGTCCGAAGAGGTCACAATCAAGGGGGTTCTCTTCCCCGCGCAATACGGCGGGCAGGAGTCACTGGACGGCATCATCTCGGCCGCCATGTCCGGCACGCCACTGATGCTTGTTTCGGGCACTGATGGAGCGGGCGTCATTCACGGGCAGTTCTCGATTCAGTCCGTCGATGAAGACCGCAGCTTCCACGACGCCAACGGCACGCCGCGCAAGAATTCCTACACGATCACGCTGAAGCGCATGTCCGACGCGTCCATCGGCGGAGCCGTGGCGTCAATCGTCAGCCTGTTCGGCTAACGCAGCAGGAGGGCTTATGGCCACCATCTACACCACACGCCAGGGCGAGACAGTCGACCTTGCCTGCCTTCGCCATTACGGGCGCACGGCAGAAGTCACCGAGCTCGTGCTGGACGCCAACCGCGGCATCGCTGCAGAGATCATCCTGCCGATGGGCACCGTTCTGACCATGCCCGACTACGACACCAAGACTGCCGACACCAAACTCGTCAGCCTTTGGGATTGATCCCGACGAGGACAAGATATGCGCCCACAAATTGAAGTGACGATCGACGGCAATGCGGTTGCCGGCGCCTTCTACGAGCGCCTTGTGTCCATCACCGTCGTGGACAAGGAAGAGGCGGGCGCCGACACGGTCGACATCGAGTTGCACGACGACCCGCAGCAGTTCCTCGCCATCCCTCGCAAGGGCGCAATCATTGATGTGCGGCTCGGCTACGGCACGCTGCGAAGCCTAGGCCAGTTCACCGTCGACAAAGTGTCCGTGAAGTGCCTGCCGTATTCGATGCAGATCAGCGGCAAGTCAGCCGACCTTCGCAAGGGGAAACTCAAGGAGCGCCAGGAGCGCGCCTGGGACAAGAAAACGGTCAAGGACATCGTCGGCGAGATCGCCAGCGAAAGCGGGCTATCGGCTGCGATCGACGCGACAATCGGCGAGCACGAATACGAGTGGTTCGCGCAGCAGGACGAAAGCAACATCCACTTTTTGCGCCGCCTGGCCGAACGCCACAACGCGCTTTTCAACATCAAGAATGGGCGGCTGATCTTCGCGAAGCGCGGATCAGGCAACAGCGCGGCCGGCACGTTTGTCGGATCCGTGGTCGTAACGCCTCCGGTTATCGTCGAGGGCTCTTGCAACTTCGAAGCCAACGACCGGACAAAATACAACAAGGTCGTCGCCTACTACCAGGACAGCGACACGGCCAAGCGCATTGAAATCGAAGCCGAAGGCGACGAAGACGGCGACAGCGTGTTTCGCATTCCGGAACCGTTCTCGAGCGTCGAGGAGGCCGACAAGGCTGCGCAAGCTCGAGCTAAAGACCTGAAGCGAGGCGAGGGGGCCGCGTCGGTGACTGTCATCGGCGACACGGCCATCGCAGCCGGCGCTCCGCTCTTGTTTGAGAACGTGCGCCCCGGCCTGGACGGTGCGCCGTACATCATCGACACGGTCACGCACACCTTCAGCAAGGGCCAGGGCTACACCACGCAGATCAGCGCCAAGCTCTACGACGGCAAGTCCGGCGGCGAGTCGGGTGATGCGTCAGGCGGCGAAGATCCGGATTCGTCCGGCGGAGAAACCACGCCGGCCAAGAATGCGCCAGCTGGCACGCCAGCCACGCCAAACCTCTGGAATCAGACGCGCCGCTATGGGCGCACCGACGAGAACTAGCGTCACCAACACCACCACAGGAGACTACCATGCAACTGCTAGATAACTGGCGGACGCTTTTCAGCGCCTGGTCTGTGCAGATTTGGTCATTTACGACCTTCCTTGAGGTTGCGCAGCAGCTCGTGCCACTGCTCGATCCTTATATTCCATGGTGGGCAACCGTGTTGCTCATGCTGGCCGGCATCGGCGCGCGGTTCATCAAGCAGCCCGTCGCAACGGAGGCGCCCGATGCCGATAAATAAGATCGTGCCGACGAGGCGGGCGGCTGCGCTGATTGCGGCCGTCATGCTGGCATTCAGCGGCGGCGCTTACGGGGTGTACGACGCCAAGACGGACACAGTCGCCGTCGAGCAGATGCAGATTCCCGCCGCGGTCTTCCTGGCAGTCGAGCTTATCAAGCCGTGGGAAGGCATTCACCTGAATGCCTACCGCGACGTCGTCGGCGTGCCGACGATCTGCTGGGGCGAGACCAAGGGCGTCAAGATGGGCATGCGGAAGACGCGCGATGAGTGCGACCGTATGCTGATCGAAACCGTTTATCGCGACTATTACTTGCCGATTTCGAAGTCTCCGAACTTCCTGGCCGCACCGGACAGCGTGCAGGCGTCAATGATTTCCGGCGCCTACAATTTCGGGGTGCGCGGCTGGCTCAGCTCAACGGCTGCCCGCAAGGTTGCCTCCCGCGACTGGCCGGCTGCGTGCGAAGCGCAGACAGCGTGGAACAAGGCCGGCGGCAAGACTTGGCGCGGACTCGTCAACCGGCGTGAGATGGGCGACGCGACCCGCATCGGCGAGGCCGAGCTGTGCAAGACGGGGATTCCCAAATGATCGCGTTCCTATTCAGTCCCATCGGGCGCTGGATGATTGGTGGGTTGGCAGCGTTCGCGCTGCTGGCTTCCGCCTACGCCTACGTTGACCACAAGGGCTACCAGCGGGCCGCAGGCGTCTACGAGCAGCGCATTGCCGCCGACGCTGCAAAGCGGCTTGAGGCAGACCTGAACGAACAGCGCCGGCAGATCATCGCGAACAATGCCGCAAAGAAGCGTGAGGCGGAAGCCATCGCCGCGCTGGAGGCCGAAGAGGCCAGAAATCTCGAACTGCGTAAGGAGTTGCGGCGTGAAGCTGAACAAGATCCTGACCGTGATCGTGTTGTGCTTGGCGCTCCCAGCGTGCGCCGTATCAACAAGATCCGTTGAACCGATAAAGCCGCCGCAAATTGCCTTGCCGGATAGCGCGTTGCTCAAGGAGTGCCCACGCCCCATAGACCTGGGAGACAAGCCGCTTACGCAGCGCGTCCTTGAGAACCTGTGGGTGACCGACCGAGCTTCGTTGCTGGATTGCTACCGCCGCCACCTGGCGCTCCGCAACTTCGTCCTAGACCGCGATGCGGGATTGCGTGGTGACCCGTGACTGGCCCTGAAATCATGTACGTTGTGCTTTTCTTTGCGACCATCTCAGGCGCCCTGTGGGCCGTCTGGTGGCGGATTGAAGGGAAGGTGGACCGAGCAAAGGAAGAAGCCTTGCGGCGCGCTGATGCGGCTGCTGCGAGGGTTGACGCTGTATCTGTTGAGCTTGCCGCCCACCGGCTGCACAGCGCCGAAGTCTTCGCCACGAAGCAGGGCATGCAAGAACAGACGGCCCAGCTGCTGCGAGCGATCGAAGGCGTGGGCAATCGAATCGACGGGATGAATGAGCGGTTGGACCGCGCGTTTGAGCATCCGCACGTTCCGCCGCCGCGGCGCCGCGCGTCCACATAGCGCCACCACGCGCCAACTGGCCCGCTTGCCCTAACCGGCGGCGGGGCTTTTTTTTCTTTGGCCTCTCGATTACTTGCCCGCCTCCAAGATGTCGCGGATGTTCGGCGGAGCTATCTCTGAGTGGCCGGATCCGTCTATCGGCCTGAAGAGGGCGTTTAAGGCGATGGCAAGCTCAGCTGGCGTGGACTTGTTCTGAGAGGTCAGCGCCGTATACGTGTTCGCAATCGTGCTGCGAAGTTGAGCGTCGGCCTGTAGCGCCAGGTTCTGCACGACGATGCGGCTGATGTGCCTGAGGATCCATGCGAACGCGAGTGTCGGCAACGTAATAAAGGCCAGCGGCACTAAGGCAAGCAGCCCAGGCGTTTCGCGGTCACCTACGATGGTCCGGTAGGCTTCGGCGACCAAATCTACGCCGAAATGGGTGATCCAGTAGACGCCGCTGCCTATGGCTACCAAGAAGATCAGCCCAAACAGAATGGCGACGTTACGGTGCGATCTTGCTTTCGCTGTCCAGAAAGCAGTCGGGGCCTCAATGGCCAGCCGCTCATGTATCAAATTCTCGAACTCGAAAATGCTCGCTTTGGATTGCCGCAACTGGTCTTGGAACTGCGCCCGGTAGTCCTCTAGAGCTTGTTTGAACGCGTCAACGTGTACCTTGCCGAGAATCTCTAGTCTCTCCTTGTGGGTCTCGTGCAGTTCGCTCACTTCACGCGATTTGGTCTGAATTTCTTCGAGCAGATCGCGAGAGCTGGCACCTAGTTTGCGGATCTCTTCACGTTCCGACGCGGCAGATCGCTCGAATTCGAAGAACTTTAGCATGCCGCCAAGACCGGACAACCAAAGGGCCCACGGCAACTGGTCTTGGTTGCCCTGAGTGTAGCGTCTTGCGTTGATCGGCTGCAATGTTGAGGCCATGGCGGCGAATGCGCCAGGGTATAATGTGGGATCGTTTTTCTTCAGCCTTGAAAGGAAGTTTGCCTGCCTTCCTTCAGAAAGCAGGACGCCACTTTCATCGATGTAGTTTAGCCGGGCGTGCGCTGCGCCGTGCCCATTCGCCTCGATGAAGATCTCAGAACTCAATTGCTTCAAGAACTGAAGATGCTGTCTTGCAATAGGAACGCCAGAGCCCTGAGGAAAGGTGTTCATCGTTTCCCAAAACAGGATCTCCTTATCGATCCAAACATAGACCTCCTCCTCTGTGTGGAACCGCTTTGAGAACCGCTGTGCCGGAACCTTGAGTGTGATCGGAAATCCGTCGTTCTTGCTGATGACCGGCATCATATCCCCCATTGATCACCGTGAGTTGTACACAATGAAAACGGCGGCGGAAACGGTTCATGTGCGGCGGGAGGGTGCAGGCGGCCCATAGTAAGCTGGGGGCGTACTATCGATCCGTTTCGAGTCGGAGGTTGTTAGCCCCGCCCGCGTTCTCTTCTGTGATCTATTCTGCCACGGTGACAATCATCAAATCTGACATCTTATTGTCGTGTACGCCCCTCAATGGCTCGTCGGCATCGCATACGACGGCCCTCTACGGACCACGGATGCGCAGCTATCTCTTCAACGCGATAGCTGCGGATCTGTCAGTCACCGATTTGTACACCTAAACGTAGCCACGAAATCAGCAACGCCATCCGGGACCAATTCGGCATCGCGGCCCAACTTAGCGCAGTGCGTCTGCGCCTGAGCCGCGGCCTCTCCGATGGTATTCGTTCCAACATTCTGTATTGTGACTGTTCGCGGTGTGGCGGCCAAAATAGTCGGCTTTGGCACAGCTTCGCATCCGGCGAGTAGTGAGAGAACAGTCAACAAGACAAAGTCGAGTTTAGGAGCGGACATGGTCAATTGCAGCCCTTGCTCTTCAAAGTGTTCTCGATCGCCTGAACCTTGCCCTTGGCAACGGCAACCTGACCTTCCTTGTCCCCACCGACGGCTGACGACATCGGCACGCCAATCAGGAAGACGCCGACAGCATCGCCTGTGGCGGCTTCATTTTGAGCCTTGGAGACTGCGGCCAAATTCTGCTGCTCTTTGATGAGTTCATTGCCGAGCTGTTGACAGTTCTGTCCCTGATAGACAGCCATCGGAATATCTACGGGAACGATGGCGTCCGGGCGCTTGGCACAAGAAGACAGTACAGCCAGTACGGCCGCGGCGATAATCAGTTTGCGCATGTTTGCTCCCCAGCATTGTGTTGCCGGGAAGGTAGCGGCGAGGTTGTGGCTTGGGAAGCCCTTATTCCGAGTTTTCCCGCGTCCACTTTTCGTAAGGATCCTCTACTTCAGCCGTCACGCCCCGCAGCACGTCCAGCTTGTCGGCGATAGCCTCCTTGTCCCATCGACGGGTGCCAGGAACGGCGGGCGGCATGACACCCCGAGCGATCCATAGACTGAACGTGGACAGAGCAATACCGCACATCGCTGCTGCTTGAGCTCTCGTCAGCAGGCGGGGGTCAGTCGCCATCGGCGAGCTCCAGCTTAGCCTTGATCCTTGCAAGGGTGGTGCCGTGGGCGACTGCCGCGTCGTATTCCCGCTCGACCCGATCCAGTAGCGGCATCAGATCCGGATATCGGTGGACGAGTTCTGCTGCCATCAGCAGGTGTTTTCTAAGCGTCGGAATCCGATCAGTCATCGGTGAGCTCGAGCTTTACCCTGACACGATCAGCCGCGTTCTTTGCATTGGACATTGCGTCCCAGTCTCGCTCGAGGCGCTCAAGTAGCGGCACCACCTCCGGATATCGTTCAACCAGATCCGCCAGGCCCAAGAGCGCCCGCTTCAGTCTTTGTCTTGTGATCGCCACGTCTTTTCCTCCACTGTCCCAAACGCTCCTCGCCATCGGCCACACCGAAGCCTGCCGTGACGCCGAAGTAGCCCTCATAGAATTTGATGACCAACGGCACGGGTCGCCCCTCGTGCAGAGGATCCACACGCGGAAAGCCTTTGCGCTCAAGTTGCGGGACAACGGTCTTGACCCACGCTGTTGCGCGCTCCTTGCCGACGATTGCGACGGCAAGCTGTTGATCGGTGGCGAATACGGGGAGGGCGGATAGGGCGCTAGTCGTTAGCATTGCGGCCCCACTTCACAAACCTGCGTGCATCCGACACGGGATGATCCCACATGGGCCATCCATCCGGCGGCACGATCGTATTGATTGCTTCTGTGAGCGGAGCCTGCGGCACGTGGGTGTAGCGCCTGCTCATGTCGTCGACCACGTGCCCGAGGATCTGGTCCTTCAGGTGTGGGTGGATCCCGTTAATGACAAGCTGCGTCGAGACCGTGTGGCGTGCCGTATAGGGGCTAATGTCGTCGATGCCGCTCCGCTTGCGCGCTCCCCGAATGGCGCCCTTTAGCTGGCCGCCCGCATCTTCAAGAATCGGATACGGCTCGCCCTTGTGCGTACGAAACAGAATTCCGCCGCGCTCCATCAACCCTTCGAACAGTGGCACCAAGAACTCATGCATCGGCACGCCCCGCGGCTCCCCCGTCTTCGACGAACTTATGACGATCCATCGTCCCTTGATATTCACGTCGGCAGCGCGCAGAGCGAAGAGCTCTATCGGCCGCATGCCAGTAAAAAACAGGGCCGTCATCACCATGGCCGGAGCCGGAGACATGTGTGAAACGAACTGCCTGGCCCGCTCATAGTCCACTGGTGCGGATCCACTGCGGACGACGAGCCTGCGACTGTTGGTGCCTTTCGCTTTCCGAGGGCGCGACCACTGGCGAGCTTCAGCCCAACCGTTCCTGACGGCATGGTTCCACACCGCGATGAACGGCGTGTAGCATTGGCGATTGCGCGTCGCTCTCTGCGCCGTCGGGTAAAGCTTGCGCGCCGCGTTGTCCAAATCGTTCTGACGCAACTTCCTCAGGTGGATAGGGCCAATTTCTTCACACAGAACACGAAGAAAGCGTGGGGAGCCATCGGCATCGAGATAGGATCTTACTGTCTCATCGAAGGTAACATTGATCCTTTTTCCAAACAGGCTCTCGTCCAGAACTTCTTTGGATCGAATGGTCAGGATTATTTCCGCGCTTTCGCGGTAGGCGACCTTAGTGCTCTCGCAAACAGAGATGCCTCGAATGGATCCGCGGATCCACCAATTTGGAGAGTCTTTCCGGCGGAGAAGCTTCAGCATTTTTGGGCACCACGGGTCAAACGTACGCCGCCGGCACGAATGCCGAAAGCCTGTCGTCTCCTCATGTGGTGGTAGGTGGTGGTTAGAAGCTAATGGCGCGTTTTCTATCGGTCAAGATGGTTCGAACATCTTGCGCAGGCGAGCTAGGTCTGCACGTTTTAGATCAATTGCTTCCACGCCGTCGCCGCTCTTTTTGAACCATGTCTTAGCATCGGTCACAGCCGGTCCGTAAGGCGAAGGATAGTCGCCCAGTCCCAAGATCCATTGCCGCACTATCTCACGGTCCATTCGGCCCGCGTCATAGCGATCATGGATGGTTCGCGTGGCCGCGATGAAATCCTCAAGCTTCTTCATCCCTGCTGATCTCGCAGGCGTACTCCAGGGCCAGCCGCACTGCTGGTGGCTCCGTCGGCAATGAAGGCGATTCCAGCATTCTCAAGGGCGGCCTGGATTGCCTCTACCGTCCTCGACTGCGCAGCTAACTCACCTGGCTGAATCTCGAGCCTCTTGATTGAGGGGAGCGAGATCCCGCTCGCATCGGCTAGGTGCTTCTGTTCCCAACGCAACAGCGCTCTAGCTGCCCGAACCTGCTCGCTACTCAACATTTTAATACCTCAGGTATTGACGACGCCTCAGGAATCGAATAATACTTCAGGCATCACCAGAGTGCAACGCAAGCCGACGAACACGGTAAACGGACCGTTAGCAGGAGGAGCCAGGACATGCAGACCGAAAGACCGAAGTATGAATTTGATCCGCAAGACATTGACGCCATTCTCGACCAGATCGCCGAACGGCGCGGCATTGAACGGCGCGGGCATTACCGCAGCCTCGTGACCGGCGAGCAGTTTCTCATCGGGGTGAACAAAGACGGCGCGTTGGTTTCTGTGCCGGTTGCGGGATAACAGACACGGTCCCGTAGCTCATCTGGATAGAGCGGCTGACTTCTAATCAGCAGGCAGCAGGTTCGAGTCCTGCCGGGATCTCCAATTTGAAGACAGCGACGGCAAGTTCACCACCATCGAGGGCCACCGACCCTGGCAAACCGTCGCAGCCCCGCTCCCGAAAGGTCGAGCGGGGCAACTTTTATTGCAGTCCCCTCATGCGGGAAGCAAGATAAGTCGATCATCAGGCAATGGCCGCTGCAGGTCCTTGGCCTCCGCCCACGGAGCCTGAAGCCATAGGTCGATTTCTTCCTCGGTCGTCAGGATCACCGGCATTGCCTTCGGATGGATCGGCTTGACGATCGCGTTCGGCTCGCAGGTGAGGAAGCCATAGAGCTGATGCTCGCCCGGCCTCGGGTTCTTGATCGCGCCGCGCTCACCGAGCCACGACGCCCAGATACCGGCGAAGAAGGCGAGGGGCTTTTCCTCATTGATGGCGAACCAGCGCTTGGTCTTCTTCGGCTTCGTGTCCTCCCACTCGCAGAAGGCCGTCCAGGGGACGACACAGCGCCACTCCGGGACAAGCCATCGCCGCCAGTGGGGTGAAGCGGTGTTCCGAATGTTTGTAACGCCGGTATCGGGCTTTCCCTGGGTGACGGATGGCGGCGAGGGCATGCCCCACGTCAGGTTCACGAGTTCACGGCCCTCAGGCGTCGCACGGATCACGGGGCCGGGACGGTCGGGATAGACGTCGAGCGAGGGCGGCAGATTGCCGACATGGTCGATCATCGCACGCGTTATGGCGCGGATCGCTTCCTGGTTCGTGGTGATGTTGTAGAGGTTGCACATGGTGGGCCTCACGCGTCTGTTCTCGGGAACGTTTTTGAAGATATGTGGTTGGGTATGCTTCAAGCATACAAGGCTGAATTTTCATGGCGAAATATTTTTTCAACATTCGCAGCGCCGGTCGGGTTGAACCTGACAACGTGGGGGCTGATTTCGACGACGATGTGGCCGCCGAACTGGAGGCAGTCGAGGCAGCAAAAGACATGATAGACGACGCACTCGCCGGCGACGGGTCTGTCGGTTCACAAGAGATCGAGATCGTGACTGCGGCCGGAGATTGGGTCGCCACGCTGCCATTGAAAGCAGTGCTCGATCCGCAGGAACTCCGACGAAGGCTTTCCTCTCGTGAAAGGGCGTCCTCGGATAAGTCGGATGCCCCTGAAATCTGCTAGCGTGACAGTTGGCAGTAGCATCTCGTACAATCGCCGATGGGAGGATGCTATGCGGGAAGATCAGATTGCGGCTTTTGTCGAAGAGATCCTGGAGACGGGCGCTACGCTGTATGCGGTTGGTGAAGGCTGCTATTTCTTCGGTGAAATGGACGTCTCTGAGGACAAGGCTGCCGAGATCTCCGCTCGCGTGAACCGCATCTGCGTGCGCTACGGACCGCGAGACCATCTGCGAAGCCAGATCGCCGAACACCTCAAGAGCCTTGGTCGACTGATTGAGATCGACAGTGAGGGCAAGGTATTGCGTTGGATTGGCCGTTCAGCGCCGCCAGATGAAGGTACCGCTTGCCTTGATCGGTTCGCCAACTGGGCGGAAGACAGCGGGAACAGAGCTGGCGAACCAAAAGCCAGATACCATTGATGTTTCAGAAGTTTCGTGGGCCGGAGGGCCCGCTACGGCTCTCACCTTATCGTCGACCGCTCTTGCTTTCGCTGGTTCATCCATTTTTCTAAGATGGCCCGGACGTCCGCGTAGGACGTCGTAGCTGTACTCCAGTTGGAGTTTGTGCTGGCAGACGTTCGTAGTGGGTCGCCGTTGTCGTAGTAGGCACCCATGATCTGATCATCGCGGTCTTCCTGACCAGCTACCGCGTCGAGAACGATCCTAAAGTATGGCTTCTGTCCGGTGCCCTGTACCCCGATCCTCACACCGAGGCGGTCTCTGATCTTCTCGTGGCGGTGCATGTTGCCAAAAACCCGACGAACGTAACCGTCTGGATCTGTCAGATGAGGAAGAATTGTCTCGATCGTCTCATCCGGAGCAAGTCTGTCTTTCACTTCCCAATCCTCCGTCCAGCGCACGTGCAGTCTTTTTAAGGCGGGCAATCTCTCTATTGCAATCCATTTCGGCAGAAGTCGTGCGCGGCGACAATCAAGGTGAGACTCAGCGTCAATCAGGATGAGACTTGGCGGCGGGGGTGTGACGAAGGGAGGGCATAGCCCGACCGGAGTCACACC